TTAGAGGTTCTTGGCCTTAAATATGAGGAAAGAACAGAGCCTTGGAATGGAGCTTGTGGAGTATTCTCTACAGTGCTGACGGAAGCCGCCATTCGCTTTCAGTCTGAATCCATCATGGAGTCATTCCCAGCCGCAGGGCCAGTCAAGACTGAGATCTTTGGAGACATTACCAAACAAAAAGAAGATGCGGCATCTCGTGTCCAGACCGACATGAACTACAAGCTGACAGAGAAAATGCCGGAATACAGACCCGAGCATGAGCGTCTTTTGTTCAGTCTAGGCTTGGCCGGAACATCATTTAAGAAGGTCTACAACGATCCAACATTGGGTAGACAAGCCTCTATCTACGTGACCGCAGAAGATCTTATTGTGCCTTATGGCGCTACAAGCCTTATGACGGCAGAACGTGTTACCCACGTAATGAGGAAGACTAAGAATGAAATCCGAAAACTTCAGGTAGCCGGGTTTTATCGGGATGTTGATTTGGGTGAACCCGTCCAGATCATGTCCGACATTGAAAAAAAGAAAGCCAATCAACAAGGCTATAAAGCCTTAGATGATGACAGATACCAATTGCTGGAAGTCCATACAGATTGGGATTTGGAAGGCTTGGAGGATTTGGATGAAAACGGTGAGCCTACCGGTATTGCCATTCCTTATGTCATCACCATCGATAGAGGAACCCAAGAGGTTTTGGGTATCCGCAGGAACTGGGAAGAGGATGACAAACGTAAGTTTAAACGCAACCATTTTGCGGACTACCACTACATCCCCGGCTTTGGTTTCTACAGTCTTGGGCTGATCCACATCATCGGTGGATATGCTAGAGCAGGAACATCCATCATCCGCCAATTGGTGGACGCAGGAACTTTAAGTAACTTGCCCGGCGGTTTAAAGGCTAGAGGCGCAAGGATCAAAGGGGACGACACCCCTATCGCTCCCGGAGAATTCAGGGATGTGGATGTGCCATCAGGCGCTATGCGTGACAACATCATGCCGCTTCCCTACAAGGAACCATCCAATGTTCTATTTACTCTGCTTAATCAAATCACAGAAGAAGGCAGAAGACTTGGCTCTATCGGGGATCTCCAGATCTCTGATATGTCAGCCAATGCGCCAGTCGGCACAACTTTGGCTCTTTTAGAGCGTACCCTAAAAACCATGTCTGCGGTTCAGGCTAGAGTTCACTACGCCATGAAGCAGGAGTTTAAACTCCTAAGAGACATCATCAAGACCTATGTTCCTGATGAATTGGAACTGGATACAGACAAAGGCGATCATTTTGCCAGCCGTCAAGATTATGAGATGTGCGATGTGATACCCGTATCAGATCCCAACTCATCCACAATGGCGCAGAGGATCATGCAATATCAAGCCGTGATCCAGTTGTCATCTCAAGCGCCACAAATCTATAACCTTCCCAATCTGCATAGACAGATGATCAATGTATTAGGAATCAAGAACGGCGATAAGCTGGTTCCCACGGAAGATGATGAGGTGCCATTAGATCCCATTTCCGAAAACATGGGGTTCCTAAAAGGTGAGCCTACAAAAGCCTTCATCACGCAGGATCATGATGCCCACATTGCAGCTCATACCACCTTTATGCAGGATCCAATGATCATGCAACAGATTGGTCAAAACCCAATGGCCAACCAGATGATGTCTGCGATTCAGGCTCATATTGCTGAACACTTGGCATTCTCTTACAGGGCCAAAATTGAACAGCAGATGGGTACTCCATTGCCTCCTCCAAATCAGCCCATGCCAGCCAACATGGAGGTTCAAATCTCTAGATTGGCAGCTCAGGCATCGGTTCAATTGTTGCAGAGTAACCAAGCCAAGGCACAGCAGGCTCAAGCTCAACAAGCAGCACAAGATCCTTTGGTTCAAATGCAACAACAGGAACTCCAGCTCAAGATCCAAGACCAGCAGGTCAAGGCAGCTAAGGTTCAGGCAGATTCTCAGTTGGCTCAAGCAAGACTTGAACTCGACAAGATGAAGATGCAACTCCAAGCGCAAGCTGACTCCGTCAGAACGCAGGCTCAGTTGGAAATGCAAATGAAGAAAGATCAAGATGCCATGAAACTTGAGATCTTAAAACTCAGGGAAGACGCAAGGCAAGCCAATCAAAAGATTCAAACAGAGCTGTTTAAACGGGGTAGTTAATGGAAGAAAAAATCTTAAAGATCATTCTCAATCAATTGAAAGAGAGGGAGCAATCCCTCGCATCGAGTCTAGGTGACGGCGTGGCTTCGGACTATGCCGCTTACCAAAACATGTGTGGACAGATCAAAGGTCTCTTGTTCGCACAATCCATAGCCAACGACCTTTTACGACAAATGGAGAAATTCAACGATGAGTGATCTTTTAATCAGTGACGGAGCGTCAACGACAACGATCCCCGACAACGCAGAAGACAAGGCAAAACAATTGCCTGATCCTTCCACGTACCACATCCTTACAGTCCTACCAGACATTGACGAGGAATATGAAGGCGGTTTATTGAAAGCCAGCCAAACCATGCATTATGAAGAGATCCTTTCACCGGTTCTTTTTGTGGTGAAGATGGGGCCTGACTGCTACAAGGACGAAAAGCGGTTCCCCAATGGGCCATCCTGCAAGGTTGGAGATTTTGTGGTTGTTAGACCTAACACAGGCACAAGATTGAAGATCCACGGGAAGGAGTTTCGCATCATAAATGATGACTCTGTTGAGGCTGTTGTGCAAGACCCCCGTGGTATAGCACGTGCGTAAGGAGTAAATCATGACTGAAAAAATTGAATTTGAATTCCCCGATGAGGTTGAAGAGAAACAGTCTAGGCTAGGAAGCAAAGTTGTGCAACCTGAGCCTGAAAATAGAGTCGAGGAGCCTGATGAACCCGAAATTGAGGTTGTAGATGACACACCTCCAGAGGATAGAAACAGGAAGCCTATGGCTACACCCCCTCAAGAACCCACAGATGAGGAGCTAGAAAGCTACACAAAGAAGCAAAATAGCCAAAAAATCCGTGAATTTGCGAAGGGTTATCACGAAGAAAGAAGGGCTAAAGAAGCTGCGATTCGTGAGCGAGAAGAGGCTTTAAAGATCGCAAAAGCGGTCTATGAAGAGAATGAACGGCTTAAAAACACCGTAAATGTCTCTCAAACAGCCCTAATTGACCAAGCAAAGAAGGTTGTAAACAGTGAAATCGAGACCGCAGAAAGACTTTATAAGCAAGCTTATGAGTCCGGCGATGCCGATTTACTGCTAAAGGCACAAAAAGAATTAACTTTGGCGGCACTAAAGGCTGAAAAAGTTAACAATTTTAAGCCTGCCCCTTTACAGGAACCCAAAAACGTAGTACAAACTACTCACCCGCAGGTTCCTGAGATCGATTCCAAAGCCCAAGATTGGCAACGTAGCAACTCTTGGTTCGGAAAAGACGAAGAAATGACCAGCTTGGCCCTAGCGGTGCATACCAAGTTGGTTAATTCGGGCGTTGACCCGAAGAGTGACGAATACTATCAACGACTAGATACCCGAATTCGTCAAGTCTTCCCAGATAAGTTTGAGTCTGAGGAGACCGCTGATACGAAGCAGCGCCCAAAATCAAATGTTGTTGCTTCTGCGACCAGAAGTGTAGCCCCTAAAAAGATTACCCTTACTGCAACGGAAGTACAGATTGCCAAGCGTTTGCAAATTCCATTGGAAACATACGCTAGGGAAGTAGCTAAACTCAGGAGAAATCAAAATGGTTGAACAAACTCGTACCCGCCGTGATTCCGAATCACGTACTATTCATGAGCGTCCTAAAGCGTGGAGGCCGCCAGAGATGTTACCTATGCCAGACCCCCGTCCGGGTTGGGATCATAGATACATTCGTATTAGTATGATGGGGCAGAATGATCCCAAGAATATTTCTTCTAGGCTCCGTGAAGGATATGAACCCGTGAAAGCGGAAGAGTATCCCGAAATGATGGTGCATGCTAACCCTGATGGCCAATTCAAAGGCAATATTGAAATTGGCGGATTATTGTTATGCAGGATTCCAAGTGAGTTTGTGCAACAAGCGCAAGCCTACTATGAGAATCAAAACAAATCTCAAATGGATTCTGTTGACAATAACTTCATGAAAAACAGTGACCCCAGAATGCCTCTTTTCAAAGAGAGACAGAGCAAGGTGACGTTCGGTTCTGGTTTTTAAATTAACACAGGAGTCCTTAAATGGCTTATCCAATTGTCTCTGCCCCTTACGGGCTAAAGCCAATCAATTTGCTTGGCGGACAGGTGTTCTCGGGTTCTACCCGTTTACTTCCTATCCAATACAACTACGGTACAAACATCTTTTATGGTGATTTTGTTAACCTTAGCCGTGGTTTGGTCAACCGTTTAGCAGTCACCACTGGTGGCGGCGCATCCGGTATGGTTGGTATTTTCTTGGGCTGTACCTTCACGGATCCAGTTACCAAGCAAAAACGCTTCAGCCAATACTATCCTGCCAATACTTTGGCTGGTGATATCCAAGCTTATGTTACTGATGATCCTGATACTGTGTTCAAAGCAGCTATCGTGGCTTCTTCTGGCTCAACAACTGTTACTTCTGCTGCCGTTGCTATGGTTGGTCAAAACCTTCAAGGTTCTGACTTGGCTGGTAACGTCAACACTGGCGACAGCTCTAACGGTTTGATCATCCCCGCAGCTACAACAAGCTCTGCTTATGTTGCTCGTGTGGTTGGTTTGGTTGGTGATACTGCCCAATCTTTGGGTTCTGTTGGTTATACCAGCATCAGTACAGCCACTGTTACCACTGCATCAGGTATTCCATTTGCTCTCCCCGTGGGAACAGATGTGGCATCTATTGCACCTAACGGTCAAATCATTCAGTCCGGTTCTTATGTGGCTACAGCAGCTTCCGCAGGCGCAACTACTGTTGTGTTGAACGCAGCTCCTATCACCGCATTTGCCGCTTCCTCAACCTTAGTGTTTACACAATACCCTGAAGTTCTCGTTAAATTGAACTTTGGTATTCATGAATACTATGACGCAACAGCTAGATAAGGAGTAACTTAAAATGGCTATTTCACGTGCACAACTACTTAAAGAGTTACTCCCCGGCCTAAACGCTTTGTTTGGTTTGGAATATGCTCGTTACGGCGAAGAACACAAAGAGATCTATGAAACAGAGACCTCTGAGCGTTCATTTGAAGAAGAGACCAAATTGTCTGGTTTCTCTGCTGCTCCAGTCAAGGCCGAGGGTTCTGCCATCGCCTATGACAACGCACAGGAAGCATGGACAACCCGTTACAACCACGAAACCATTGCGATGGGCTTTTCAATCACTGAAGAGGCTATCGAAGATAACTTGTATGACTCTTTGTCTGCACGTTATACAAAAGCTTTGGCCCGTGGTATGGCTTACACCAAGCAGGTTAAAGCTGCTGCCGTTTTGAATAACGGCTTCAACTCAGCCTACACTGGTGGTGACGGCGTTTCTTTGTTTAACTCTGCTCACCCATTGGTGAACGGCGGTACAAATGCCAACACTCCATCAACCCCCGCAGACTTGAACGAAACAGCATTGGAAAATGCAGTTATTCAAATCGCTGCATGGACTGATGAGCGTGGTCTTTTGATCGCTGCCAAGCCCAAGAAGTTGATTGTTCCCCCAGCATTGCAGTTCGTTGCAACTCGTTTGCTCGACACAAAACTGCGTGTTGGAACCAACAACAACGACATTAATGCTATCGAGAACAATGGTTCAATCCCCGAGGGTTACACCATTAACCACTTCTTGACAGCACCTAATGCTTGGTTCTTGATCACTGATGTACCTAACGGTATGAAGCACTTCGAGCGTACCCCCATGCAAAACAGCATGGACGGTGACTTCGACACAGGCAACGTCCGTTACAAAGCTCGTGAGCGTTATAGCTTCGGCTGGTCAGATCCTCTCGGAATCTACGGTACGTACTAAAAACAATGGGGGCCTAAAAAACCCCCATTTTTTGTTGACCATGTTTAAACTACATGGTATAAATGGACATCTGGGAGTTTTACTCTTGTTGCCACTGGCCCAGCAGACGATGCAACGATTAACAAGAGGCTTTTGCATAAGGAATTATCATGGGACGCAGTACATTTGAAGGGCCAATTTTATCTGGCGACAACCGCTTTGGCCCTATCCGTGATGTCGGATACACAGATTTAGTTCAAACAGCTTTGTTGGACTTCTCAGTCACAACACCTAACACGGCCAATTATGGCGGTGGATCAGGCGTGTTTGTTTCTTCAAACAACATTCCTAATAGCACAGGTGTTATATACACTCCTCAATCTGGCGTGTTCAGTAACACTGGGCCTACCAAAGCATCAGCCCCCACTGCGGATACATCCGGCACGATTTATCGTGGCGTAGTGTTCTATTTGCCTTACAGCTCTAACATCACTGATGTGATCGTTGACGTAGGTACATTGCCCACAGATGGTAGCGTAACAGCTAACTCCATCCAGCCTTACGTGTCAAACAACTTTGCGACAAGCACAGGTGTTTACGCTACGATGGCTGCGATCACTTCTGCAACTCGTGGTACTGCTACATTTGTAGGCACACAGTTGCCTTATGCAAGCGCAACATTGCAAGACTTCCAAAACCCACAAGTTGGAACACAGCCTTCATGGTTCTCTCAAGTTGTTGTGACTTTGAAGATTACCAATACAAGTTTGACAACTCCAACATCAGGTCAGATTGAAGTAACAGTTCGTTACACACAACTTGACATGAATATTGGTAACTCTACAACTTACCCCTACGGTAACTTTGATTAATCTTCTGGGGGCTTCGGCCCCCATCTTTAAACTTTAAGGAGATTATTCATGGCTACAAATGTACCAGCAACAAACAACGTTTTGAATTCAATTACTCGTCAGAGTAAATATGAGCCATTTGATTTACAAGTTGCTCGTGGTCAGGTTTATGGGCACAGTGTCCTAAACATTTATGGCTACCAAGCAGCGGTAGGCACATCATTTGTGCCTGTATGGGAAGGTAATAGCTCTTACACTTTTCCCTCTTCTGCAATCCAAATGCACATTGCTAGCTCTGTTAATACTGGCGATGATAAGACGGCTACTTCTGTTCTTATCAGTGGGTTGGATGCAAGCTACAACCAAATTTCGGAAACTATAAAGTTGAACGGTACAACCGCTGTAACTACAGTGAAATATTATTTCCGTATCAACAGCATGGCAGTAACGGCCGGTGCACCTACAGGAAACATCACGCTAAAAGATACAACTGACACTACGTTGTATGCAGAAATTTTAGCTGGCAATGGCCGCACTTTGATGGGCATCTATACCGTACCTGCGGGTTATACGTTTTATTTAAGCCGTATTGACATTAATACAAGCTTGAACGCTAACCCTGCTGGTTACGCAACGTATCAAAACTATCAAACAACTAGCACTGGTGTATCCACTGTTACGATCATTGCTCCGTTTACAAACAACTACCATACGCAAAGGGTTATGCCCAGAGCAGTGGCGGAGAAAACAGATATCCAATTGCAGGCAAAAGCCAGCACTGGCACTGCGGCCTTAACGGTTTCGCAAGAAGGTTATTTGATTAAGAACAATGCTGATGTCGGAAGCACATAATGAGCACCCCCGCATGGCAACGCAAAGAAGGGAAGAATCCGAATGGTGGCTTAAACGCCAAGGGTCGGGCATCCGCAAGGAAGGAGGGGATGCATTTAAAAGCTCCCCAACCCGAGGGCGGATCAAGGAAGAAGTCCTTCTGTGCGAGGATGGAGGGGATGAAAAAGAAACTCACCTCTTCCAAAACCGCCAACGATCCAAACAGCAGGATTAACAAGTCTTTGAGAGTTTGGAAATGCGCTGATGGCTGTGCTGTGCGTGGCTTGACAAAAGGGAAGTATGTCTGATGGACTCAACGATTTGGAATGCAGTTCTCTCCTTACTTGTCGCTATCTTAGGCTGGGTATTGAGAGAGAAATCAGCAGAATTGCAACGCATAACTATTTTGCTGAACAAGACTCGGGAAGAGTTAGCAAAAGAATATGTGACAAAAGTAGAAGTCCATGCCGATATAAACAGAGTTCTGGATCGGTTGGACAGGCTGGAAAGCAAGATTGATAGGCTAATGGAGAGCCAACATGCCATCAACTAGCAAGAAACAGCACAATTTCATGGCGGCGGTGGCCAACAACCCATCGTTTGCCAAGAAAGTAGGAGTCCCGCAAAGTGTGGGGCAGGAGTTCACTAAGGCGGACACAGGCCGCACATTTAAACAAGGTGGTAGTATGATGAAACAAGGCAAACCAATGATGGGTGCAGCAATGAGAGCACCCGCAAAAAGAGCACCCTCAGCCGCTATGGCTCCTGCAATGCCAGCAGGTATGGGAATGGGCATGAAGCATGGCGGTAAAACCCATGAAGATCACCATCATCACATGAAGATGGCTCATCATCACCTCAAAATGGCGATGAAAATGGGTGGTAAGACTATGGAAAAGGGAGAACCCCATTCCAAAGACATGGGCGAAAAGATGCTCAAACACGGCGGTAAAACTGCTAAGTTTGCTAAAGGTGGTTCTGTTCCCGGCCAATACGCATTGGGAGAGCCAATGTCTAAAGTTAAAGCCGGTGGCATTAAGAAACATGGCGAACATGCTATTCAAGAGCGTGGGCACACCCGTGCATTGCAAGAAACAATGAAGGGCAATACCATTGGTAACGGCCCAATCATCAACGCTAAAAAGCGTGGCGGCAGAATCTGCTAAGGAGACATCATGAAACATCATCACGGACACATTCACCCCGCAGGCCATGAGCATCATCATGAGCATGAGATGCACCACGAACACCTCAGCAAGCACCATGCTGCTGGCGGTCACGTGCATCACTCAGAGCACTACAAAGAGCATGCAGCAGGTCATCCCCTGAATCATGACACAGTAGAGCATTTGCACGATCACCAGAAATACAAGCATGGTGGTAAAGTGCATCACAAACACCACAAGGGGTAAATCATGGCAATCGTCACCAAGAAACAATTGGCAGACTTTCAAGCTAAATACGGCGCTGATAAAGATTTGACTGACTACATGAATGCTCAGTTGAATTTGGTTCGCCGCCACCCTAAAGCATCGCAATCCACCAATCCTCAAACAGCCTCAGCTATGTTAGCCAATATGCCCGCAGGAACATCTGCTGCTGCGGCGCAAGCTTTGGGTGCTCTTGCTGCCAAGGAGCAAGCCGGACAAGCCAAGTCTTCAGCAGCGAATGCCGCAGGAGATATGGAAGATGACGGATTTGCCACAGCCACAAGAAACATGGGTTCACCAATGCCCCCTAAAGACGATGGTTTCTTGGGTAAAAACATGAGAGCATCTTTGGGTTCACAGTTCAAAAAGGGCGGTGTAACCAAGAAGTATGCTAAAGGTGGTCATGTTAAGTCCTCTGCCTCAAGTCGTGCTGATGGTATTGCCATGCGTGGTCACACGAAGGGTAGGATGCGCTAATGAGGCCCAGCCGTGGCATGGGTGACATCAACCCGTCAAAAATGCCGGGTAAAAAGGTGATACATCGTAAGGATCATCCAAACGATGTGTCGCTGTATAAGGACGGGGGTAAAGTCTGGGACACCCCCAATCCTGCCAAAAAGCACAAGAAACTTAGCCCAGCCAAAAAGGCAAAAGCTAAGTCAATGGCTAAGAAAGCAGGTAGACCTTATCCAAATTTGATCGATAATCTAAGGGCATTAAAATGAGCTTACTGTCACACCTTGAGGAACAAGCCGAGTATTTACTCAGCGAATTGAAAAGATTGGCCGCATCGCATAACAGCGCATACGGCGATCATGATGATCGTTTAAAGGCAATCATACAAACATTGGAAAATCATGTTGACGATAATGCACCCGCTGAGGATACTGCACCTGTTGTCGCTGATACTCCTGCTGATCCTGTTGTTGAAGCACAAGAGGTAACAGATGGAACTACTTCTGAATCTGATCCTGCTCCTGCTGATCCTGTGGCTGATACACAAGTAACAGAGAAATAATATGGCAACGTCCGGCACCACCCTCTTTGACATGAACTTCACGGAGATCGCCGAGGAGGCGTGGGAACGTGCTGGCCGTGAAATGCGTAGCGGATATGACTTGCGGACTGCCCGCAGGTCAATGAACCTACTCACCATAGAATGGCAAAACCGTGGCATAGATATGTGGACAATAGACTCCGGTACGATTACTTTCGTACAGGGTTTAAACACATATCCTCTGCCTACGGATACCATTGATCTTTTGGATCATGTTATACGTACAAATGCTAACCAGACTAGCAATCAGTCTGACCTCACCATCACTCGCATTAGTGTCAGTACGTATGCCACCATCCCCAATAAGCTGACTCAAGCTAGGCCAATCCAAGTCTTGATTCAAAGAAATTCAGGTGAAACTGGGCCTGTATACGACAACACCAACACAGCTATTACAGTGGCTTCTGCGATAGGCGTGACAGATACAACCATTACCCTAACAAGCACAGTCAATCTGCCTGCTACGGGTTATGTTTTGATCGATAACGAAACCATCTACTACAACTACCTATCAGGGAATACCCTTGGTAATTGTTTTAGAGCACAGAACAATACAGTTGCAGCAACTCATAACGTGGGTGCGGCAGTTAATCTACAGCGTCTTCCAGCCATCACGGTTTGGCCTACGCCCGATGGAAGCACAACCTATACCTTTGCCTACTGGAGACTCAGAAGAGTCCAAGATTCAGGAACAGGAATTAACACCGCAGATATGAATTTCAGATTCTTACCTGTATTGGTGGCAGGTTTAGCCTACAATATTGCTACAAAAGTACCAGAATTAATGCCTCGTCTTGACATGCTGAAAAAGCAATATGACGAACAATTTGATTTAGCTGCTGGTGAAGATCGAGAGAAAGCTGCTGTGCGGTTTGTACCTCGTCAGATGTTCATCGGCGGAGGTTCTGTGTAATGGGCAATCGGTTTTCATCTGGTAAGTATTCGATTGCCGAATGCGACAGATGTGGGCAGAGGTACAAGCTAAAAGAGTTGAAGTTTGAGGTCATTAAGACTAAACTTTACCAACTGAAGGTTTGTCCTGAATGCTGGGATCCTGACCAGCCTCAACTGCAACTGGGTATGTATCCTGT